TATAGAGTTCTGGAAAGTCTCTAGGTGTAAATGCATCTATAGTAAGATCTTCTCTATTATAAGATTCTCTTATAGTATTCTTAAGATCTTCTGTTATAAGTCCAGGATAGCATATATAGATTATCTTATTCCAACCTTTAAACCTTTTAGTAAACTTATTTACTCTCTCTAAGTCTTCTTTTACCAACATACGTAAAATCCTTTTAAATTAAAATTTAAATCAGTCTATAGAGCTATTCTATAATAAAACAGACTCTAAGTTGAGTTGATGACTAATTATAAGGAATATAACTATGATATTAAGATTATCAGATTGGAATAAGTATCCCAAAGCCATAGTGGATACTAAAACTACTAATAAAAGTTTTATACGTGTAGCTCAGATTTATAAAGCTATGGGAGTAGAGAATCATGCTTTTCTATTAGCTTTACATAACCCAGATTTACAAGGTGTAGATCCATTCGATCCTAACCTTACTACAGACCAAAGATATACTATAGTTACTGAAGTATCTGAAAACCCGTGGTATTTCTTTAGAGAGATTATAAGGATACCAACTTCTGGTACACTAGCAGGTATATCTTTTATAGCTAATAGAGCTAATATAGCTTACTTATGGTGTTGTTTTAACCACTTGACTACTATGATTATCATGCCTAGACAAACTGGTAAATCTGTTGTTGCAGATAGTTGTAATACCTATATGCTTATAGCAGGTGGTACTAACATTAAGATGGTATTATTTACTAAAGATAATGGACTACGTGTATCGAATATAGAGAGACTTAAATCTATATTCGATCTACTACCATGGTATATCAATACTAGAGATAAATCAGATAGTAACAACACAGAGAATATTACTATAAACTCTCTTAAGAATAGATTAGATACTGTAGTTGGACAAAATACATTAGCAGGAGCTATGAAGGTAGGTCGTGGTCTTACAGTTGCTATACTTCAGGTAGACGAGTTAGCTTTTATACCACACGTAAAAGAATCTTTAGAGACAGCTCTAGCTGCTACTGGTGCTGCTAGAGAGAATGCTAAGAACTCTGGTTCGCACTACTATAATACCTATACAACCACACCAGGTTATATTAATACCGAAGAAGGAGCCTATGCTAAGTGGATCTACGATGGTTGTGCTAGGTGGACTGAAAAGTTCTTAGATTTACCTAATCAAGATGAACTTAACGATACTATACGTAAGAATACTAGACGTGGTAACTTATCAGTACTTATAGAGTATAACCATAGACAACTAGGTAAAACAGATGAATGGCTAAAAGAAAGAATATTAGAAGCAAATGCTACTGGAGATAGAGCTGAAGCTGACTTTCTTAATAAATGGTCACAAGGTTCAGCAGCTTCTCCTATTTCTAAAGAAAATCTGATAAGACTAAGAGACTCCCTTATGTCTAAGAAGTATGTAGATATTTCTACAGAAGGTTACGTTATGAACTGGTATGTAGAAGAAGATGAAGTAGTGAATGGTCTACCAGGTAGACAAGTAGTGCTAGGTATGGATAGTTCTGAAATGATAGGTAATGACTATACTGCACTATGTGGTAGAGATGTATCTACTGGAGAAGTATTATGTACGGCTATTATAAACGAAACCAATGTACTTACACTATCTAACTTTATAGCTAACTTACTTATAAAGTATCCTAATATGACATTTATACCAGAAGCTAAATCTACTGGAGTAGCTATAATAGATACTGTAGCACAGATATTTATTAGTAAAGGATATAATCCGTTTACTAGAATATTTAACTATATAGCAGATGAGAGGGATACTAATAAAGAGTATGCTAAGCTATGGGATAGTATAAGTAGAGGATTTGGTCTATCTGATATTTATAATAAGTATAGAAGAGAATTTGGTTATAGGACATCTGGTGTTGGTAAGAACTCTAGAGATAACCTATATGGTACTGTATTTAATAGCTCTATTAAGTATACAGCACACTTAGTAAGAGATAACGAGCTTATTACAGAGCTAGAATCTCTTATTATTAAGAATGGTCGTATAGACCATCCTAATGGTGGACATGACGATTTAGTGGTGTCTGCACTTTTGCCATATTACCTACTTACACAAGGTAAAAACCTAGAGTCTTATGGTATAGATACTACTAAAGTATTATCATCTGTTAAGATGGCTATAAGCGATGAAAATGGTGGTCCAGTAGAAGAATATAAACGTATAAAGCAACAACGTATTAAAGATACGTTAGAAGTATATTTAGACCGTATGAAGAAGTGTGAAGATCCATATATAAAACAACAGTTAGCTACTAAAGCTAAATCTCTATACGATACTCTAGATGAAGAGTCTATAGTAGCTTTCAACTTACAAGATCTATTAAGTAAAGTTACTGATGAAGCTAGGATTAAACGTATAGGTAATGTAAAGAAATATGCATTCTAAATATTAAATAGAGTAAGAGTACATGTGTACTCTTACTCTATATCTTTTTTAATTATAATATTCATATACTACTATACCAGCTACTATAATAATAAATAAAGCTATACAAGCTATAGGTATCACTTTAGATTTCTTCTTAGGTTCTTCTTTAGCTTCTACTTTATTCTCTACTGGTTTAGCTTCTGGTTGTACTGGTTGTGCTTTCTCAGGATCGCTTACTAGCTCTTTAATTGGTTCTTCTTCTAGTTTACCAGGTACTACTGGAACAGATTGTTCTTCCTCTATACCAAAGTGTGCTAATACAGTTTCCCAACCAGGTATGTTCTTTTCAGACTTACTATGGTAAGCAACTACTCTTGGATCCCTATAAAGCTCTTGTACGTCGTCTAGTACTTCAGCTTCATTCTCTACATCGTCGTTATTAACTCTATAGCATACTAAACCAGTAAAGTCTATATAGAACTCATCTTTATTAGACTTATAGTATACTTCAGTATCTACTATAGTAGAAGTAATAACTTCTCCGTATTCCTTAGACTCTACTATCTTAACTTTAAAGCTTATAACTTCTTTATCTACAGTTATAGGTTTTAATATTATGTTATATAGTAATGTCTTCTCGTTATAGTCTTTAGGGTATTGTTCTTTAACGAATATAATATTAGATAGTTTATTATCTAATACTGGTTGCTCTAGTAATAAACTACCGTCTTCGTTAAATCTTAACCCTACTAACTTAGATAGTGGTAACACTACATTCTCAGCTTTTATAGCTTCGTCTAGTTTAGCACCATCTTGTAGAATTTCATATTGTAACATAATTCTCCTTATGTTTAAATGTATTTCCTAGCTAGAAAATCAAGAATTTTTATAAATAGAGCTAGCTATTACTAGATAAGTATAGAAAGGAGTAATAAGTGGAATATGAAGTAACTAAAGAGCTTAATAAACTACCTACTGATAGAGGTGCTATAGTAGGTAGAGAATGTAAGTTTGTATCTTATGTTCCTGAAGACGATCGTATAGATAGAAAAGATATGCACTATGTAAAAGAGGTAGTAACGTTTGAAGATGGTTCTTCAGTACGTAACTTAAGACCTATGCCTAACTATAAACGTTCATTTTGGGTTACTAAAGAGTTTAATAAAAATCATAAGCAGAAGAAAGAGACTGAAGATATAAGTAAGCTAAATCGCTATACTTGTACTCAATCAGAGCTACCTAGAGTAGCAGCTTCTAAGTTAGGTTCTAAGTATGTAGGTTGTAAGGCTATGAGAGATATAGCTAATGATCCATATCTATATGGTACTGATATAAGAGCTGCAGATGAGATAATGTATAAGTATACTAAGAAGTATCCTAACTACAGTTCTCCTAATATAGTATGTGCATTAGATATTGAGACTAATACTCTTACAGATGAAATCATACTTATATCAGTCTGTATGGAGGATAGAATATTTACTACTATATTAGAATCGTTTCTACCACATCAGGTAGATGTAACTAAGATATTAGAAGATATGGCTCGTAAGAACTTTCCAGATAGAGAAGTAGCTAAGGCTATTAAGTTAGAATATAAGATATGTAAAACAGAGCTTGATGTAATAAGAGACGCTATTAATAAAGTACATGAGTGGCAACCGGACTTCTTAGCTATATGGAACATCAGTTTTGATATTCCATATATAGTAGATAGACTTAAGCAGTATGATGTAGATCCAGCTGAAATCTTTTCAGATCCTAGACTACCTGATAACTATAAGTATTTCAAATGGAAATCTGGTACAACACAGAAAGTAACTGCTTCTGGTAAAGTTAAACCAATGGCTCCACAAGAGCAATGGCATACAGTAGAAGTACCAGCTACATTCTTCCTTATAGATGCTATGTCAGCTTATAACTTTGTAAGATCAGGTCAAGCTCTTAACCCAGGTGGCTATTCTCTTAATGCTATCATAGAGACTAACTTAGGTAGTAAGTTTAAGAAACTACATTTTGACGATCCTAATACTAAGAACTTAACTAACTTAGAGTGGCACCAGTATATGGTAGCTAATAAACCATTTGAATATGTTATATATAACCAGTGGGACACACTAGCTATGATAACATTAGATAATGAAATACAGGATCTAAAGATTAAGATAAGAGCTTTATCTGGTATAGCAGATTATAGTATATTTAATAGTGGTCCTAAGAAGATCATTACGAATATGTTTTTCTTTAATCTAGAACATGGTCAGGTTATGTCATGTAGACCTGCTATAACTAAAGACGATGATGAAGACGATGAGTCTGCAGTACAAGCACTTAGCAATTGGATCGTTATGCTAGATATAGATCAGATCTATCCGTCTAATATAAATCATATAGAAGATTTTTATCATAATGATCATGACCAGATGATTAAAGAATATGTTTTTGATGCAGATTAACTAATTTATTTATCCACAATCCTTATATTGAAATCCATTGTATTTTATTTATAAGGAGGAATAAATGGAAGCGTTTATTAAAATTCCTAATACTGAAAACTATTTTATAGATTTAACGTATAGGCAAATTTATAAATTTGAAGTTGGTCGCTATTGTGTAATGGACAATAGCTTACCTTTAGTCGTTGTTATAAACAACCAAACCTTAACTAAAGACGTCAACTGGTACTATTGGTATACAGTTTATGATCTAGATTTTCCAGAAGAACTTAATGTAGATTTAAATAGGCTAAGCTTTAAAAAGACTAATGTAAACAAATATGCTACAGGTGTATACGAGTATATTCCTGTTTATGACGAGCCATTAGAAGTAAAACATGATAATAAGGTATTTCGTATTTTATTACCATTTTTAGGCTATGGTATAGCAGATGATGGTACTGTTTACTCTTTTAAAACAAATACCTATCTACAGTTACAGCTAAGTAAAATGATAGCTTATTATACAGCGCGTATTTCGTTTAAAAGCTTTAGTTTTAAAAAGCATAAGTATATATTTTTAAATAAATCTATACCTGTACATAGACTAGTAGCTAGAGCTTGGTTAGAATATCCAGAATCTAATCGAAGTCTATGCGTAGACCATATTAACTCTGATAAACTAGATAACAGAGTTTCTAATTTACGTTGGGTAGACTATGCTGTTAATAGTGCTAAGGAAGTACACGGAACTCTAAATTATGCTTTCTTATTGCGTAACGTAGATACTGGCGAAGTAACTCCGCATGTTAGCTTAATGGAATGTGCCGATTATATTGGAAGATCTAGAATAAGGCCTAAACTTACTCTATTCGATAAAGGTAGACTATTTGTAGGTAAATACGGAAGGTTTGAGTTAAAAAGGTATAACGATGAAAGCGATTGGTATTATAAGAAATTACTTAATGGCGTAACACCTAATATCTATATAAAGTTTCCATATGGAGACATAGAATATGTAAATAATGTTAGGGATGTTATACGCGCCGTTAAAGGTGTTAGGTGGTCTTCTACTTTTAAAGATATAAAAGAAGACGCAGCTAAGCTAGGCGTAGAGACAGACTATATAATACCTATCTTTGTAAGGGATAAAACATTTCAAGTTTATAATATAGAGACTAAAGAAACACTAGAGTTCGATAGTATTAAAAAGCTTATAAGAGCTGTACCTGTTGCAGAAGCTACAGTATATAAATACTTAAAAAATAACTGGAATAACGTACCTTTGAATGGTTATTTGTTTAGAGTAAAAGACGATATAGAGTGGCCTACTGAGATTAAAGACAAGAATACTGATTATGGTAGATGTGGTATAATATTTATAAACGCAGATACCGAAGATGTAGTTAGGTTCGAGTCTATAAAAGAGGCTTCAGAAGCAGCTGGAATATCTCCAGGACATCTTATAAGAAAATGTAACGCCGGTGTAACTTTAACCTATAATGGAAGTATATGGAAGATAAAGCGCGATTGAGTCTGCCTACTAAGTGATTAGTAGTAAAATACCTTTCTAATTGCTGGAAACTCCTAAAGACTTAAGTACTCATATAGAGTAACAATCTTAAGTATGTAACAATGGACAATCAGCAGCGAAGCCTAACGTAAGTTAGGAACGTTCAACGACTAGTAAGACCAGCACTAGAACGTGCTGGCGTACCCTTTATTGGGGAAATGGAAGGATTCTACATGTGCGTAGAATAAGATATAGTCTATGAGATTTTCGAAAGAAACCCCTTAAAAACCGTCAATTAGCGCCTATCCCAGTTCTAGCTTATCCTGTAACGTATCGCGAGACTGTACTATAAGAGAACTCTTAGATGTAGAAGGTTTAGACTTTGAAACAGAAGTCAAACTAGAGAACATCAACCTCCTTATAAATAAAACTAACTCTGTACAGTACATGTCTAAAATGTGTAATTTTCCTACGTTAGAGCAGCTAGATGGACTTATAAAATAAAAAAGGTTACTATAGAGTAGTAGTACTGTTTACACAGTACTACTACTCTTATTTTAATGTTACTCAGTTACTTCAGCTACTATCTTATAAGGAAACATAGCATCTGATAGACTACTACTAACTCCTACATTAGGTAACTCTAAGCTATATATGTTACCTAGTTTCTTAAAGTAGTTACTTAAGTTGTTATGGTTTAGTACTAATATACCAGCTACTTTCTCGTACTTATTAGCCTTAATGTAATCATTGTACTCTTCTATACTTACTACACCTACTATACCATCTTTAGTATCTACATAGCATAACTCTTTACTACTATCTAAGTTAGCTATCTTGATAAGCTTACTATTACTAGTAGTTACTTTTATTATAGTATCTTGTATATCTAAACTATTACCTACTAGTTCATATTCACTATCTCTATTATCTACTATAGAGTTAAGTATAGGTTCTGTTATTTTAGTTATAAAATAACTATTACTACTACCTATAAACTTATATACTATATCATCTTGTATCTTATCTATAAATATTACTTGTTCAAAGTTCATATTTACTACCTCCTTATATCTAAAAATATAAATATACTATAGCTATAGAAGTAGTCTCTATATAGAGCTACTTCTATAGCATACTATTAGTTATATGTTATTAATAGTTCACAGCCAACTACCATTAGTGCTAAACAACCTACTATAGCAAATAGTATAGCTAGTGTGTCTACTGTTTTATCCAGCATCTTAACCATTTTCATTTACCTCCATATATAGTTTATATTTAGATTTTAGTAACTCTAGTACCTAATCCTACTAGAGCTAATAAACCACCTACTACTAACCAACCTGATAACTCTAATAGAGTTATTCTCTTTTTATTCTCTTTCATTACTATATCCTTTCTATAGTTACCATATTACACTATCTTTAAACATCATAATAGTGGCTAACGCACATACTACAAAAGTAACAGTTACTGTAGTTACTATATCTTTTGCTGTTAACTCATGTTCATCATAGCTATTCTCGTTCATATCTGCATAATTAGCTATTATTTTACGAAAACTTTTCATAACACAACTCCTTAATATAACATATTTACATATAGGCTTATAGAGAGTATTTAAAGCCTCTCTAAGCAACGATCTATCTCTAATAGGATAGATTATACCAACACTACTTAGATCTCTCTTCTAGAGCTCTCTAAATGCATTTCTAATAAGCTTTAAATCCACTAAGGCTTAGTATATGCTGTAAGCCTTCTGATTTACTTATATTCATAAGTATCTTATCTCTAGTAGTTCTATAGCTCCATTTCTTCTCTAGAGCTATATTATACAACTCTCTCTTATACTTAGTATCTACACCTCTAACCATTTGATCATCTCCCATTATAAAGTATACTATATCGTTCATAGGTAGTATACTAAGATCTAAACTACCTAGTGCATGATATTTAGTATACCATAAATGGTTATCTTTAAGTACACCTGTATGTGACTCTAATAGAGTCATATAGTTACTCTGTAATAGATCTATAGGTAAGTGTGTAGTAATAAGACTATTATAAGTTATAGTCTTATCTAATCTATAACCTTTAGTCTTAACTACTTCTGTATAGTCTATAGCTTCTAAGTAAGGTTTAAATAACTTAATAGCAGTTATAGTATTTTGTATATACTTAATGTTAATATCTTTACCTTTATTAAAGTTCTTAATAAGGTAATCGTATTCTGGTACTATTAACTTAAAGTAGTTATCTTTAAGGTTAGTAGTAGCTAATAAACCTTTAAGTATATAGATCTCTTGTTTAAGTACATTAGATATAAGTTCTGCTACTAGTTTAGGTTCAGTACTAGCTATAGCAGTTCTATCTTGTAAAGAACTAATGATATTACGTATAAGAGTATAACCATTAATAAGATAATAGTTATACTTATTAAGATCTACTCTAGGTGGTATAGGTCTTTCACTATCGTATCTATCTGTAGTAGGATCAAATAGTGATTCTAATAGTAAACCAGTACCTATAGATATACCAAATGAAGTAGTAGTTCTATCTTGTAGTAGAGTAGTAAACTCTTTTCTATTCATGGTTACTCCTTTCTATGCTCTTATTAAATATACTAAAAATAGTAAATATACTAGTACTAGATTTCATTCTAGTACTAGTATACTGTTACTTTATGAAGTAATTTAGTATTATTATTTTTTTTATGGACAAATGACTGATAATAATAATAATAATAATGGGACGCTTCGCGTCCCTAACTCTTTTTATCTAGGTAATCTATTTCATATAGGTATAGCCCCAAGATCCGCTTCGCGTCTCTTCTCCTCTAGTTTGTCTTCTTCGGTCGGTATACGTCCATATCCTCACCTCGTGCCTCGTTTCGTCTATAGTCCGTATCCCCTCCCTCACTCCTACTCCTACCCCCTAGAATCTCGTCTAGGTCATAGCAGTGTGTAGTGTGTAGAATATACCTATATGAAATGAGTTACTAGCACCTATTAAGTAAGCAGACAACTAAAGTTACAATAGTAGTAAAGTTATACAGAACTACTAAAGTAAGTTCACTATATATACAATAGAAATAAAATAGATATATACCTAATATACCAATAAGTATATATCTATATACTAT